TTAATAGAAGCCGAAACTTCTTCTGATAAAGTAAACACAGCGTTAAATGCTGTTCAAGCTGCAAAGGTAGATCCAGATGACCCACGTTCTAAAGTAACAGCAGCACAACAAACAAAGTCATCTGTAGGTAATTTAGAGGCAGCACAAGGTAATGCTGTGCTTATGGAAAATCCTCTACAAAGGGAGATACAAGACGGTGAACTAATTTCTGGTGCTGCTGATGCTGCAAAAGCTGCTAAGTTTACTGAACAGATACAAGCCGCACAAGCAACACCAACAAAGCAAGCTACAGTAAAAGGTCAACTAGATGAGTTGATGCAGGATTTTGCTGGTGGACAAACGCCTTCTTGGGCAGCAGGTGCAATGAGAAATGCCAATGCAGCTATGGCTGCTCGTGGGTTAGGTGCATCTTCAATAGCAGGACAAGCTATTATTCAGGCAGCTATGGAAAGTGCATTACCAATAGCACAAGCAGATGCACAAACTATTGCAAACTTTGAGTCACAAAATTTATCCAATCGTCAGCAACGCTCTATGCTTGCAGCAGAGCAACGTGCTAAATTTATGGGCATGGAGTTTGACCAGCAGTTTCAAGCAAGGGTACAAAATGCTGCTAAAATTAGCGATGTTGCAAATCAAAATTTTACAGCAGAGCAAAACATTGCTTTAGAAAATTCACGTGCTGCAAATACTATGAATTTGCAAAATCTATCTAACAATCAAGCGTTGGTTATGGCAGAGGCAGCAGCATTATCTCAGTTAGATATTTCTAATTTAAATAATAGGCAACAAGCTGCAGTTCAAAATGCTCAATCTTTTATGGAAAGAGATTTAGCTAATTTATCAAATGAGCAACAAACAGAATTGTTTAAGGGTCAACAACGTATACAGTCAATACTTACTGACCAAGCTGCAGAAAATGCAGCAAGACAATTTAATGCGACTTCCCAAAATCAAACAGACCAATTTTTTGCTAACTTAAAAAGCACCGTAGACCAATTTAATACTGCACAAATAAATGCTACAGAGCAATTTAATGCTGGGCAAACTAATACCATAGAAAGATTTAATGCTGAGTTAAATGCACAAACAGACCAGTTTAATGCTTCCAATCAACTTGTGATTGCACAAAGTAATGCAACGTGGCGTAGAGAAATTTCTACAGCAGATACTGCTGCTATTAATAGAGCAAACGAATTAAATGCAACCTCTATTTTAGACATGTCCAAACAAGCATATGATAATTTGTGGCAACATTATGCCGACACTATGGAGTGGGCATGGACATCTGCTGAAAAAGAATTAGACAGAATGAATGACTTGGCTCTTGCTGAAATCAGTGCTAAAGTACAAACAGATGTTGCAGCAGCACAAAAGAAAAGTGCTGCAGGTAAAGCTATAGGTAATTTGATTGGTAGTATAGGTTCAGCTTTTATTGAATCAAAATTTGGTGGGTAATTAATAGGATAAAAAATGTCTATAAGAAATTTAAATCCAGCTAAAGGTGTGTATAACACTTATTTAAATGCACCTCAAGAACAAGAAACAAAGTCATTGGACACAAGCGGTGGGCTAATGAGGTCTGTTCAAAAATCTATGCAGTCTACAGAAAAAAATTTAGACCCTAAACAAAGGGCTATAGGACTTTTTAAATCTTTGCATGAAGCAAGAATGAGGCATAAAAATGGCAGAACAGCTTAATAAACCAGATGGGCCGTTGTTTGATGCACCTATTCCGGGTATGTCACTTACACATGAGTTAGGTGCTAGACCTTGGCAAAGTCCTGCAAGGTTTACAACTGTCGATGATACGGTTAATTACTATATACAGAAATTAAATAATGATTCTGTAGCAGAACAATTGTTAGCTATTTTAGAGGCAGGTGAATTTTCAGTAGCTGACCTTGCTCATGTAATACAACTAAATGGTATTATGGAAGGTTTGCATAGCATTGATGTTGGCATTCTTGTAACTCCTATTATAATGGAGTTTATAATGTTTATCGCTGATGCAGCCGAAATAGAATACGATGCAGGTTTAGAAGATGCAGACCCAGCGTTAAGTAATGCTGCAGTTAATCGTGCGCTTACACGGTTTAGAAAAGAAGCAGCAAAAAGCAAAGATACAGATGAAGATATTGTTGAAGAACAATCTGAAGTACAAGAAGAAGAAGAGCCTTTAAAAGGTTTGATGTCTAGGAGAAACTAATGGGATTTTTTGATAATATTTCATTTGAAGATGTGGGTGTTGGTGTTGCAGAGAGCCTTTCTGCTGGCATTGACCAATCTGTAGCACGATATCAAAAAAATAAAGCACGTTTACGTGACATTGAATATACAACACGAAAAGATAAACGGGAAACATTTGACAAAGAAATTGCTGCAAATTCAAAACTTATAAAAGAAGCTGCTGCAGTGTTTGGTAAAGATGGAGAAGATGCTGTCTTTTCACTAATAAAAAGTGAGGGTAGTTTACAAGCTGCATATGAGGCAGCTATGCAGTTAAAAAAGATGGAGCAAGAACAAGGCATTAATCCAATTCAGTATATAGGGTTAGCTGAAAGTTCACCAACGGGTGTTACTGTAAATCAACTTGCACGATACACAGCTACACCTTTAAAAGTAAGACCCGGACCAAAAGCAGAAGATATTGCCACAGGGTTTATGTCATTCATACCCGGTGCTGGAACACGTGCTGCAGAAAGTATTGAAACAGGTGTACGTGCAGACATGGCTGCTGCTGGTTTTGAAGAGGTTGGTAGCAGAGAAGAGTTTCTTGAGGGATTACCAGAAGCTAGAGCAAACGAATTAAAGCCATATATGTTGGGTAGATTACCTGACCCACAGCAAGAGATGAATAGACTAATAGGGGTGCAATCTACCTTATATGCTCAAGGTAAAAACGAAGAGGCAGATTCTATTAAACGTGAAGTTACTCGTCTTGCTGGTGTAGTAACAATGACAGAGAAAGATAATTATACTCCTAATTTGTCTATTGCAACAAAGGGTAATATAAAACAACTTATATCTACTAAATATGATCTTGGTGGTGAGTATGGTCCAAATGGTAATTATTTTACTACAAATCAAGACCAAGCTGTTGTTGATGAACTAATTAAAATAGGCAATTATGCTGAAGGTTTTATTGATGATGCTGTTGCAGACGGTATGGGATATGGTTTTGCTACTCGTAAAGTAGATGAATTTATTAGACAAAATAAAAATTTTGTATATGTGCCTAACCCTGATGGATTTGGACCGGGTGAGTTTAAAGAAGCAGAAGGTACGTTGTTTAATGTTGGTCTTCTAGGACAGTCACCAGAAGAGCAAGGGTTAGTTGAAAGAAGCACTACAGAAGATGCAGAGGTAGGTGACCCTGCAACAGCAGGTAGTGCAAATCAAAATGAGCAAGATACACAAATAAACAGATATCGTAATATGCCTGACAAGAATAGCACTGAAGCAAAAGCACTTAGAGCAAAAATACTTAGGTCACAAGGTGGTGCTGAAAAATTAGCTGAATTAGGACTATAAAATGTCTAATGCACTGTATCACACCTATAAACCTGAGTTTCTTAACCGGGATACGTTAATAGAAGATGAGGATTTTATTAATGATGCTTCTACTTTTCTGATAGAAAGAGAAGGTAAAGACGCAGAAGAACTTGACACAAAAGAAAAAGTCTATGATGCTTACATGGAGCATTTTAGATTTCAAAATGTAAATGAAGTAACTGCTCTGCGTGACATGACATATGCACAAGAGGCAGACAATGAACAACGTGCAAGATTTGGTAGACTGATGGATACCTATGACCGCATGGATAGTGACTTAGGATTAAAAGCTGCTGGCGATTACTTAGAAGGTGTCTTTACTGCTCCTTCTACGTATGCTGGCATTTTTTCTTTTGGGGCTGGTAAAGCGGGTGCTATAGCTGCTAATCAAGGTATAAAGCTAGGCATACGTCAAGCAATTAAGGGTGCAGGTATAGCTGCCTCTGTTGATGCAGCAGTTGCTGCTGGCACTGTGGCTGCACAAGAAGAGACTCGTGTAGAAACAGGTATAAAAGAAGAGATAGATTTAACACAAGTGGGTGCTTCTGCTGCACTTGGTTTTGTTGCATCTGGTGCTATTGGTGCAGGTGCTAATTTATTAAAGTACAATTCAAGTAAAGCCGCACAAGAAATTGTAAATACCTCTACTAAACAAGAACAAGAAGTTATTGACCAAGTTAATGCAGCATCTCAAAAAGTTTTTAAAAATGAAAAAACAAAAGATTTAGCAGAAGAATTACAAAAAAAACTATCTTTGTCAGAAACAATACCAGAAGAATTAAAAAAAGGTGAAGCTATAAAAGCTGGTATGAGTGATGAACAGTTTAGATTACGTGGTGAAATTAACGATAAGATAATTCAAAATATTGCGGCAGCGGCTGCAAGAGTAGCTGCAGATATACCACCTAGAATAGACCCTAAAACAGGCGCACGTATTGCTTCAGGAAGTGTTGCTGATAAACAAGAACGTGTAACATCACGTATAGCAAGAGGTATTCGTGAACGCTCTATACCTCAAGAGCAGTTAGAACGTATTTTAAAAGACCATCATATATCAATTGAGCAACTTGGTAGTGTAATGTTCGATGACCTTGGTGCTATTGTAGCAGAGCGTGTATCTGAGGCAGGTAGAACACTTCGCTCTGTAGGAAGAGGCCCAGTAAGTAAAGCAGATTTAAAACGTCAAATAAAAGCTGAACTTAACATGCTTGATGATGAGTTGCTTTCTATGGGAAATTTTTCTAACAAAGCACGTTTAAAAGCACTAAAAGATATTGAAGAACAAACAGGCATACGTTTGCAAAGCACGATTGGTAATGCACTTCAACATGTAACTAAGGCACGTGTTGGTTTGATGACTGTGCAGCTTGCTACCACTGTTCGTAATACAACAAATGGTTATATGCGTAACTACGTATATGCTATGGATAATCTTGGTTCTGGTCTTTTTAATTTTGCAAGGGGTAATATAAACAAATTAAAAAATTTAGGTGATGAAGAGGGTCTAAAAGCAGCAGAAGATGCTGTTAGATTAGGTAAAGCACAGATGCGTGTATCTGCAGACTCTGCTAGAATGAAAGATTTAGTATTTGGTATATCAAGTGCAGAGTCATTAGCATTAGAGCGTTTGTTTAAAGACGATATGTTTGGACGTTCTGAAATGGCACAACAATTATTCAGAGACATGGCAGATGTAGGAGAACAAACAGGTGCAGAAAGAGGGTTAATAGGGTTTGCTCGTAAGTTAAACGTATTAAATACCATGTCTGATAATATGTTCAAACGTGCTATATTTTCACGAGAACTAGATGCAGCAATCCGTAGAACAAATCCAGAACGTAATCTTAAAAGTGTTCTGTTAGAAAATCAATTAGACAGTATACCAAAAGAAACAATTGCAGATGCTATGGAAAAAGCATTAGACTTTACATATCAGACAGGTAAATTTAGAGGTAAAGAAGGTTTCTTTAATACTTTCATAGCAGATGGTCTTATAAAATTTGGTCAAAGCACAGCAGGTTCTACTGTAGTTCCATTTCCTCGTTACATGATAAATCAGTTTCGTTTTATGTATGAACACATGCCTATACTTGGTTCATTTGACTTTGGCGGCATACTAAATAAATCTGATTATGCAGACCGTGCAGGTAAACAGCTTACAGGTCTCATAATGCTAAGTACTTTTTTTGGTATTCGTTCTCAGTTTGGAGATGAGACCACAGGACCATATGAATATAAAGACCCAACTAGCAATGAACTATTTGATATGAGGGCAACACTTGGTCCATTTTCTGCTTACGCAATGATAGCAGACTATTTATATAGAACACAACCTCAATTACATGACAATGACAAAGTTGCAGATACTTTACCATACAGCATACGAGAATTTTATTCTGCTATTACTGGTGGACAAGGACGGGCTGGCACACAACTTGATTTAATTGATGGTGTAGCGGAAGTAGCTATAAATGGTTTGCAAGAAGGTAAGCCAACTGAGACTTTAAAACAAAGTCTGGCATCTGCTACTGGTAATTTTTTAAATACATTTACCGTTGGTGCAGGTGTTATAAAAGATTTAGTTGCTACAGTTGACCCTGATTTTCGTAAAGTTCCTGATAATAATGATGTTAATGTATATCAGTATATTCTAAAACAAGCTACACGTTCTTTTCCACAGACGGTTGACCCTGATGCAGATGGTTTCTTTGGTATGACAGGCATAGGCCCACAGCGTGATGCAATAGCACAAAGTCCAACACGTTCTGGTGGTATGCGGTACATTAATCCATTTATTAAACAGCTTACTGGTTTAACTTATAAGCCACAGAAAACATTTGCAGAACGTGAACTAGGCAGATTAGGTTTTGATTACTACGAACTTGCACCACGTAATATACAGTTGGATAAACCTTTGTCTAATGAGGCAAAAGGATTAATGGGTAAATACATGGAAAGACAAATTGCTAGTTATTTAGCAAGCAAGGAATATAAGTCTTTACCAACAGATAAATTAAAGAGAGAATATTTAAGACAACAAATAAATGGTTTTAGAACAAAAGCACGTAAACTTGTTCTTGACCCAGACCGCATGAATAGTGGAATGACTGATAAAGAAAGACAGCGTAGATTCAAAACTATATATTACAACACAGTTGGTTCTTCTGATAGATTGCGTATAGAAGAAGTATATAAAATAGAAAACAACGGCAGAACAATAGAAGATGATGGTGCATTTGAATATGCTTTATCTCAAGCAGAGAAAAAGAAAAGACGAAAGAAAAAGTTTAAATAAACAAGGGGGCAATTAAGCCCCCTCTTTTTTTATCCACTCTATAATGTCCTCTGGACCTGTACGTATGCAATCACACACAGTGTTAATGACAGCCATGCTAATTACATAACCTAACCACATAGCTACCACACCTAGTATAAGATACATAAGTATCCTACCTATTATCTCCATCACCCCCAAGTGTGCCTCGCTTACTTCGTCCTGACAGTTTAGAGTAATTCTCACTAGCAATATCAGAAAGATTGATACCCAAGTCATTTGCCAGATTAGCGCAGTACCATAGAACATCACCAATCTCCGCTGCTATTTCAAGTTTCTTTACTTCAAATGCTTCCTTGTCAGCACCATCCCTGATAAACTTTTTTACCTTGTTAGCAACCTCACCTGCTTCACCAGCCAAACCAAGCGCAGGATAAAGTATCCTGTGCGTGGCTGGATAGATGGCAAACTCAATTGACTTACGTTGATATTCATTCATCTCCATGTCTTTGTATTTCTCTTTTATCCACTGTTTAGCTTGCTGCTCTAAATCCATCAAACAACTCCATGAGTTTTGATTGAGAAATCTTGAACCATTCGTTGCTCCGTTCTTCTGCTTTTTCTTCAAACAGTCTATGCATTTTACGCTCTGCATCGTGCCTGTTCTTTGTAGCTACTTTAGTTATAATAAAGTAATCACGGAAGGGAGAGGATGTTTGATAGCCGTTTAGTCTGTCTTCAGCATCAACAGCTTTACCTATCTTTATCCATTCAGGCCACGCTTTATTTCCTATAGCGTAAACCTCACCCTCATTAACAGACTCAATCTTGTTATGTGACCAAGCATCATCAAGAGACCTATATCTACCGGGCTTGTGTAAGGGGTGTGACGATGGAATGTATTTTCCATTAACAAACATCCTATTTTTATTTTTTGCTGCATGTGTAGATACACGTTGACGATAGCCACTAGGACTATAGTACCAAGAATCTCCATCTTCTTTTACTGGTGTTTTCTTTGTGTAGTTTTCTAACTCTATCTTTGTATTACTAAACATATTAAACATCATCTCCTTCCTTTTAAACTTCATACCCATCAAAATATGTATCTAATATCTCTAGTCTATCTTCATGCATAGCCATCTTATCTAACTCTGCTTGCATAGCTTCCATAATATCAGAGTGTTCACCTATGCCTGACGGATTTTTTAAATACACATTTATATTTGCCTTGTGTAAATTTATGTTAGCTTTTGCATGTTCACGTAAAACATCTATCATTTCTTGTTTCATACTTTCTCCTTTTTAAATCTGTGTTTAAAGAACACAACTAAGTTAAGTAGGGTGTTTGTTGTAATCATTATAAGTAACCACCACTGCCACCATAACAAATCTAATCCACTACATTCTATCATTATGCAGCGGTTAAGTCAACTACTTCACAAACTCCTGCAGTACACGCTAACTCACGACCACCTGACGTAGTGTCTTCCTTTTCAAACTCTGAAAGCAAAGTCCAATCAATAGCTTTTGGCATCATTTCTTTTGCTTCCTTATACTTGTCAGCATCAATCTGTTGATACGGGGCTTGTGCATACGTGCCACCATCATAAGGCAAGAAGCTGACACCTGACACTTCATCAAAGTTATCATACACCCATGCACCTACTTCCATCCATTCGTTAGGCTTAACATTAATTGTTACGGATGGCTTGTGTTCACACCAGTAACGCTGGTACATAAGCCACAACTCAAGCTGTTCAATTGCTGTCATGTCATCCCGTGTAATGGCGTTAAGGGGTGCGCTAACAGGGAAACTAAACACGGTTGTACTTTCTGGCTTGCCTACATCTGGTTCGTTGGGAATACCTTGAGCCTTCATAAACTCTGTAAGTGGGTCTTTGTTATCACCACGCACAGTTCTGATATAATACTGGCTATGCCTTGAGTGAATACCACTTGCGCTGTCTACAAGCTGCGATACAGTGCCTGATGGCTTTACACAAGTGATTGCAGCAGACACAGGAATACTTAATTGCTTTGCGATAGATTTGTTTGTTTCAACCGCTGTGTCACGTAGATTTTCAAGCATTTGACCAATGTTCTTGCCTAACTTAGCTGACTTGCCTGATGTCAGTTCGTTATCCATGATACCTGTCAGAGACACTCCAAGTAATCTTTCTTCCTCTGTATTCTTTTTCCAGACAGAACGAAGATATTTGAAGTTAGTTAATGTTGACTGGAACGTACCTAAGATAGTTGCTAATCGCACCTTTTCTTTAAGTGTTTCTGTTGAATCACTAGCACGTACCACAACTTCAGATAGATTACAAAACTGATTCGGGCGTAGGATAATCTCAGAACAAGGGTTAGTGCCAAAGTCCTGTTCAGCATCTCTGCGTCCATTCTTTGCCGCCTGTGTCTTTGCTGACTGACGGTTAAAGATGCCACGCTCACCAGAGTGTGATTCGTACAGCGCAAGCCATTCACGCATAAACGTACCCATCTCTGGCTTCTCTTTATAGGCTACAGAGTTATTAGCCAAAGCCCGTTGACCATCCCGTTTGATGTTTTTTTCTGGTTCATCCCACCATACACCAGATTTAGCGTGACGCATCTGGTCATCATTAAGATTGGATAGACTAATAAGTGCGCTACGTCTGACTCCACCTACAACTACAACCTCACCAATCTTACACATAATGTCGTGACATTCAATAGGATATAACCTACGCCCTGTCGCACCTTTAAACTTGTTGATAATAAAGTGAAACAAGTCTTCAAGAGGGGCTGGACCACTGGCTCTACCACCAAATGTCTTGAGCCTTGCACCTGCGGGGCGTACCTCTGATACATCCCACTTAGGAATCTGACCAGCATACAGCATAGCAATAAGTTCCCGTAGTGACTTGGCCCAGCCCGGACGTGAATCGCCAACCTTAATGATAGTATCTGTATGATGCATATCTTCGTTGACGATTGGTAGCTTCTCAATGTTATGACGTTCAACAGAGAAGCCTACACCTGTGCCACACATGAGTATGTACATTGCTTCATCAAACGCACGTGGGCTATCCACAGGCACGTATGAACAATTGTATCCACCCACATGGCAACGGTCAAGGGCAGGACCAGATGTCATTAAGGCTCTCATGCTTGGCATAATATGCTGGTCAAGAACGGCAGTTTCTAATTCTGCACGTAACTCATCAGCAAGGGTGTACTTGTGTTTCTTCTTTAGATGAACAGTCATGTAATCAAAATAACGTGACACTGTTTCAGGCCATGTCTCACGCCTTTGCTCATCTTCTTTCCATCTTGCATAGCGAGACAGAGCAATAAAGTTTTGATAGTCTGTAGGTAAATAGTTGCTTATCATTTTTTACTCCTGCATTGTTTTTATATTACGAATTTTTATTCCCTCTACATCATAAAGATATTCCTGTATACTTTCTTCTAGTTCTTCTGCAACATTTTCATCTGCAGGTACAGGATATTCTTCAGGGTCAACATCTAATGTAAGAAATATCTTAACTCTTATCATTGTCTATGCTTCCTAAAAGTTTGTCAAGATACCATGCTGCTTTACGCAAGTCTTGGTTTTTACCCTTGTAGTTTTCTCTCCATGTGTATTTTAAATTGTTACCTTTGCAGTAACCTCTAAACTCTACAGGTGTAAGAGCCGCTTGAATAGCATCAATACACTCGATAGAGCCACCATTATAATGTGGTGGGTCATTTACCATATCTACCTTACCGTATACCTCTTTGCCTGTCCGTTCTGCTTTTTCAATCTTTTCCATGATGTTTTTATAACTGGTCACTACGCATTTCCTTTCGTTTTTGATTCAAAGTTTATTCTAATTACGTTACCTTCCTCTTCAGTAATAGTAGGTTTATTTTCTAACTCAACATCATAGTGTTTGTCAACCCTTTCTTCTACAAATTTATAAACTATATTACGAAAGTCCTCATACATTTCCATAACAGGTATGGTTGAAGCTATCATTTTACAAAAGTGCATAACTTGAAAATAATCTTCATCAGATAATGTATTGTCAGGTTGACTTATTATTGCAACATCAATCTCACCGTTCCAAGAACCATCACTATCTACAGTGGGTCTTATCCGTAACATAAAATCTTCTCTGTCTATACTCTCTTGTTTCATAACTAACTCCTTCTCACTTTACTACCAGTAAACTTTATAAACTTAGGATGTTTATTTTTTCCTTTTTCTTTTAGCCATTCTTCGGGTATAATGCGGTCATAGTATTTAAAACCATATCTTATACACCATTCAGCATAACTAGACTTTGCACCCTTTCGTAACTTACGTCTACTATTTTCAAATACAAATCTTATATCGAGATTAGGGTGTTGCTTTTTGATAGCAAGATGTTTACGTCTATCTGCTGCTGTAAACATTCCCTTTGTTTCAATTATTAGTCCATTGAAAAGAATAAAGTCAGGTGTATAAGTACGGTAGGCTAAGTCTTCCCATTCTATCTTAATACATTCATAACCAAAGTCAATCTTTAGTTCTTTTAAATAATCAGATAGTTTGACTTCTAAGCCTGACCTGTACCCATACTTACGAGCAGCCCTAAACTTTTTAAAGTTTGGTGGCATTACCGCAGATTTCTCCACGTAAGGCCACTATAACCCATAGCTTTCATCTCTTCACGTATCATAGCATCAGCCTCGTTACGTGCTTCAATGGCTGCTCTTAAACCAGCAGTGCGCTTCTCACGATACTCTTTACGTAGTTCCATAAGATGCGCCTCGGCTTCTTTAATCTGGTCTAACAGTTCCTGTAATTCATCCTGCATTTCTATACTCCTTTGTTAGTTCAACATAGTCTACTAGTTTTGGCGTTATTGCTTTTGACAATACCGCTGGACGCTGTACCAAATTAGGCCAGCAATCTTTGCGATAAGAGCAGAACGAACAAGTCTTGCACAAAACTTTATTGCCTGTAAATTTACCCCGGAATGTTTCATCCTCTGCTTCAAAGCAACGCTCAAACTTGTTTGCGTCTAGTGTTTTTACAGTTTGTTCTACTTTATCTATCTCTTTATCAATATCAATACCACTTGCTGGTACATACTTAAATTGACCATTAGCTTTG